CGGTCACCAACAAGTACCTCATAGACGACTTCGCCGTCCTTCAACTTCTCACCCCGACGGAGTTGGAGGTCGGCCAGTCAATCACGGTCGCAGCAGTAGACGCCACATTTAACGGCACTTACATCGTTCGCGCTCTTCCGCAATATCTGTTTGAGGGCGTAGACACCGAAGGCGATCTTCTTTACGACGCCAACATCCCAATCGCTAATCAAGTTCTCTACGCAAGAACGGCCGCCGATGTTGAGCGAACCGCCGCGTCTGGAACTCTTACATCAACTCCGACTTGCACGTGGATCACGGCCACGGACATCGAGGACTGGTTAGGAATCGGAACCGCTACCTCAGCCGATGCCGCATTCCTCACCATTTGCGCGGCCAGCACCAATCAATTCTGTTGGCGCCGACGCATCGAAGCCGGCTACGTGGACTCACTTACGACTGTCCCTTCGCAGGATGTCAAACTTGGGACGATCATGTACGGCGGAGCGTTGTACCGTCAGCGCGGATCCATGGATTCCTTCGCATCATTCCAGTCGATGGGAACCGCTCCCGTTATGGGACTTAACGGAATGATCCGTCAATTGCTAGGCATTGATCGTCCGCAGGTGGCCTAGTGCCAGTCCCTACCTACACCGATCTATTCAATGAGGGCTACGACGACCTAGTTGCCAAACTTCAAACCGTCTCAGGGCTCCAAGTTGTAAACGATCCACGGAACATCGTTCCGCCATGCGTGTTCGTTAACATTGACTCAATCGACGGCTACAACTACAACATCGCCAAACTAACCTTCACACTCCAGATCGTGACCCTAGGCCCCGGCAACCTAGACGCCCAAAAGTCCCTACTCAACATGCTCGCTCAGGTGTACGCGCTCAACATTGGCGTCATCTCAGGCCGCCCCACAAACGTCGACATCGGCGGATCCGTTCTGCCGGCATACGAACTCACCGTCGCAACCGAAGTCCAGACGGCGTAATCCACACCTAGCGCCCGAATCTATGTCAAACTAAAACCACAACTCAAGGAGCAATCATGGCAACCTCAACTATCCTCTCGAATCCAACCGTCACATTGGGATCTACCGCGTTGACTGGGTGGTGCACAAGTGCCACTTTGACCCGTACTGTCACCGCTCTAAACGACACCGTTTTCGGCGATACGGCAAACACTTTTACCGCTGGCCTCGAAGACAACGAATGCACGCTCACTCTTTTTCTTTCATACGCAGCCAGCGCCACTTACGCAACACTTGCACCATTAGTCGGCACCAAGACGACTGTCATAGTTAAGCCAACTTCGGCCGTTGACTCGGCAACAAACCCCGGCTTCACGTTGACAAACTGCTATCTCGAATCGTTGCCAGTTATCTCGGCTTCGCTCGGCGAATTGCAGTCGATTGATATAACGCTAATGGGTGGCGTTTACTCAGCCGATACAACCAACCCATAATCACGGCCGTCCTCGGCCCGACACAAGGAGAACCATGAAGATCAAACTCAGCCTCACGCGCGGAGAAGTCAAAGAACAATTATCGACAAACCTTTTCGTTATTGCCGAATGGGAACGCCTAGAGAATCGCCGAGTGTCAGACGGCCGCGGCATCGGCGCATCCGATCTAGCGTGTTGGGTACACACATTGCTCGTCATTAAAGGCGAAAAACTTCCAGCAACTTGGCGCGAATGGTTGAAAGAAAACCCAGACGTTGAGATCGCAGCGGAGGACGCAACCGATCCAAACCCTACGGACGCGGCTACCGCCGGCAATTAGCCGAACTGGTAGTCGCGACGGGATGGGCTCCGACGTTTTATGCGGATTCATTTGACGCGCGCGACCTTCAAACAATCATTAGAGTCCTTAATGACCAAAGCAAAAAAGGACGCAAATGAGAGACTCAGCCGGCGGCATTGAAGCACGGATAGAAGTGTTCGGCCTTGGTCAAGCGCTTAAGGATCTCAACAAGATCGACAAAGTCCTTCGCCGTGACATCACCAAGGACTACAAACGCGTTACCGCTGGACTCGTTTCGGACATTCAATCGGCCATCCCATTGAATTATCCGCTCTCGGGTTGGGCTCGCCAATGGAATCTTCGCGGCCAGTACGAAGTCTTCCCATGGCCGACCGACCATTCCGTCAAGGCATACATCAACACCAAAGCGCCCAAAGAAGTATTTGGCGGCAAAGTAAACCTCTCGACCTTCGCCGTCAAATGGCTTGGAGCAGCAGCCGCGTTCTTTGACTTCTCCAAAAGTAATCAAATGGGCGCCGCACTAACAGCCAAATATGGCGACCCGTCGCGAGTAGTGTGGAAACAGTACGAAGCAAATAAAAGCGATCTTGAAGTAGAAATGGCGCGAATCGTAGACCGCGTTGGAGAAGCTTTGAGCCGCGATCTGAGCGCAAGGTAAACCTATGGCCGTCATCCTCCCAATTATTTCTGAGTACGACCCGAAGGGGGCCAAGCGCGCAATCGCGCAATTTAAGCAACTAGAAGGCTTCGGAGCCAAGGCGAACTTTGCAATCAAGAAGGCAGCAATCCCAGCGGCCGCAGCGATGGCAGGCTTAGGCGTAGCACTTGCAGGCGCTACTCAAGCCGCAATGGAAGACGCAGCCGAGCAAGCGAATCTTGCGCTTGTCATGCAGAACGTTACGGGAGCAACCGACGCACAAGTCGCTTCTCAAGAAAAGGTCATCGCCGCGATGTCGAGGGCGTCTGGCACGGCAGACAGCGAACTCCGCCCAGCCTTCCAAGCGCTTCTTGTAGGCACTAAGGACATCACTACAGCCAACACCGCTCTAGCGCTTGCTCAGGACATCGCACAAGGCTCTGGTAAGGATCTAGCAACCGTTTCCGATGCTCTCGCCAAAGCGTACGGCGGAAACTTCAAAGCCCTAGGCCAACTCTCCCCAGAGATCAAGGCCATGATCAAAGACGGCGCCACGCTCGACGACGTGATGAATGTCCTTGGCGGAACCTTCGGAGGAGCCACGGCCGCAGCCGCAGAAACCGCCGCAGGCCGCATGAAGATCCTTAAAAACTCTTTAGACGAAACCAAAGAATCAGTCGGCGCCGCACTTCTCCCAGCATTTGAAGCCGTCCTCCCAGTAATCCAAAAGTTTGCAGACTGGGCACAAGCAAACCCCGGCGTCTTCTTGGCCATAGCCGGCACGATCGGCGCTATCGCCGTCTCAATCATGGCCGTCAACTTTGCGATGGCGCTTAACCCGTTTTCCGCTATCGCAGCCGGCATTGCCGTTATGGTTGTCGCGCTTGTGGCCGCTTACAAAAAGTTTGAATGGTTCCGCGACGGCATCAACGGAGTCATTAACTTCATCATTGGCGCATTTGAGAACATGGCGAACATGTGGATCAAAGCAATCAACGTGCTTATTAAGGCATACAACGCCATCCCGTTTGTAGACAACGTCGGAACATTAAATGAGATATCGCTTGGCCGTATAGGTCAGGCGCAAGAAGCGGCTACGGGTGGCATTCGCGGAATCCGCATGATGGCCACGGGAGGCATCGTGACGGCGCCAACTTTGGCAATTGTGGGTGAAAAAGGGCCAGAAGCCGTCATCCCATTAGACCGCATGAAAAACCAAGGCGGTCAGAACATCACCGTCAACATCACGGGCGGCATTTCGACATCGGCAGACATTGGCCGCGCCGTTGTCAACGCCATTAAAGCAATGAACCGTGTAGACGGCCCAGCACAAATCCAAGTCGCGTAATGGCCGCCACAATCGTCCAATCGGGATCCTACGATCTCCTCATTGACACAGGTTTCTTGGTCGACGCATTCACACTTGACGACCCCTTGCGCGGAATCTTAAACGATCCAACCTATGTCTTAAATGGAAGCACACAATACGCCTCCGTAATTGACGGCTCAACCAACATCAACGTCTTCCGCGGCCGCCGCGACATAGGCGACCAATTCACAGCCGGCTCAATGAACTTCAATCTCCTAGACGGCTATGCCGGCGGAGTGTTTAACCCGTTTAATCAGGACTCGCCGTTTTTTGACACCGCCAACGCACAACCCGGACTAGCCCCAATGCGAAACGTCATCCTCACACGCGAAGGCGAAGAACTCTTCAACGGTTACATCATCGACTACACCTACGACTTTAATCTTGGAGGGTTGGACGAAGTCAGCGTCCAATGCTCAGACCGTTTCTACACACTTAGCCAGACATACATGAACGAATACAATGTCTCAGAAGAACTAGCCGACGTGCGAATCGCCGCCGTCCTAGACCTCCCAGAAGTAGACGCATTCCAACTACCCGGCGAACGGAACCTAGAAGCTTCTACCGTCCTACTCGGCGGAGCGGCTGCCTACACCGTCCCCAACGGAACATCCGTCGCCGCATACATGGCCAAGATCAACGAATCAGTTCAGGGCAGAATCTTCGTAGCCCGTGACGGGGTATTTACCTTTCAAGATCGCATCGGAACAACACTTTCCGCCTCCGTTGCCGACTTTCACGATGACGGAACGCAAATCCCCTACGACCAAGTAGGCATCTCATTTGAAGCAAACCAAGTCGTTAACCGCGCATCCGTCACCCATGCCGGCGCAACTAGCCCAGAGATCGCCGAAGATCTAGCCTCCCAAGCGACCTACTTCATCCAAACAAACTCGATCTCCGACGCCCTAGTGCATAACGACACGGCCGCCCTAGACCTTGCCAACTACCTTCTCGTAGGCGAACCCGAGCCAAGATACACAAACGTCTCCACCGCGTTCTTAATGCTCTCCGATGCTCAGCGCGACACACTCGCCGTCCTAGAGATCGGCGACACAATCACGATCGAAAAGACCTTTAACACGGGAACCACGACAACATCCTTGGCGCAAGAACTAGCGATCGAGGGCATCCAGCACCAGATCAATCTAAGCGACGGCCACCGAATGACCCTTTTTACCAGCCCTACGACGCTCGTTTTTGAGTTGATTTTGGACGATCTAATTTACGGAATCACCGACGCAGACAACGTGCTCGGGTAACATACCGATATGGCTACACCGACCACTCTTCCAGCCGCGTTCGTCGCAGGCAATGTCCTTGAGGCATCACAACTTAACGGCCTGCGCGGCGCGTTTCGTGTGCTGCAAGTTGTTAGCACCGCTAAGACCGACACCTTTAGCGCAAGCGTTGCGGCAGGCGCACAAACAGCCGTTACAGGTTTGTCGGTTGCAATTACTCCTAGTTCTGCTACCTCACAGATTCTTGTTATGGCAACAGTAACTATGGGTACAACTACTGGCTCAAACTCAATGTATTTTTCTTTGACTAAAGGCGGCGCACAAATCGGTGTTGGTGCGGCGGCTGGTAGCCGTCAACAGGCAACAGGCGGCGCAGGTGCCGATACTGGTCTAAGCCGAACTAATGCGGGTGGTTCAATAACTTTTTTGGATAGCCCTGCTACAACTTCCGCTACGACTTATGCGGTAACTGTTGGTCACACTAGTGGCGTCACACAAACCCTTTATGTAAACCGAAGCGAACCTGACTCAAATGATGTCTATGTTTACAGAACCATCTCAACGATTACTGTCATGGAGATTTCAGCATGACCAACTATGCCGCAGTATTAACAGCCAACTACCCTGGCACACTATGGTCACTCAACGGCGACGACTACAGCGGCCTCGAATGGTTAGACGAAACACCAAAACCAACACAAGCCGAACTTGACGCGCTATGGCCTGCAACTGCTTACAACCAGCAAGTGGCACTTGTAGAAACAACACGCCGCACACAATACGAGGCACAGTCCGACGGCCTATTTTTTGAGTGGCAGCGCGGCACAAACACGCAAGCCGCATGGGAAGCCGCAGTACAAGCGGTCAAAGATGCAAACCCATACCCACCGCCGTTGGCCTAAGTATGCGGCGCTGCTCTTTATGGTTGCAGTCGTAGCGGCGGTATTAAATGGCTGCACAGTTAGCAAAACTAATATTGAGTACAAATGCTTCACTAAAGCGTCGTGCGAACGTGCCGCCTGAACAACAACACGCAGGCCTCATCGTATTCGTAGGCCGCATCATGGCAGTCTGCTTCGCGTTTACAATAATGGCGTTTATCTACGGCATTCTTTTCGTAGATCAACCAATGGAACAAGCCCCAACAGACGCCCAACTTATTGACCTTCTGTCCACATTGCTCGTATTCTTGACTGGCTCATTGTCGGCACTTCTAGCCTCAAACGGACTAAAGTCAAAAACGAAGCAAGGAGACACAAATGAAACCAAGTGACAAAGCAATGATCTCAACATACCTACATTCGGCACTCGCAGCCGTTGTCGCGCTTTACATGTCTGGCAATAGTCAACCAGCCGACCTACTGGCCGCAGCCATCGCAGCCGTAGCACCACTAGCCGTCGGATACGTCAACCCAAGGAACAAGGCTTATGGCATCGGCAAAAACCCCGAAGCCTAAAGCCCAACCTTTACCAATCGTCGGCGCACGGCCGTACACGGGTAACACGGACGGCGCATCACCGAAGCGACGTGCCGGCATGGACGCTTTCATCAAAGAAGTCATCTGGCTCGCTCAAGGCGCCCTTTGGGATAACGGCTCGTATGGCGTGAGAAATATGCGCGGCAAAGAAACACTCTCAGTTCACGCCACAGGCCGCGCCGTTGATCTTTCTTATCGTCCGAGCGCCAGCAAGAAACTTGCCAACCGTAAGGACGCACTAGAAGCAATCGAGAAGCTTTGCGTTAACGCCAACGATCTTGGAATAGAAATGATTATTGACTACTTCCCTCAGCCGTTTGGCCGCGCGTGGAAATGCGATCGTCAAGCGTGGAGCAAATACAGCAAACCAACCGTCTCAGGCGCACCCGGCGGAGACTGGTTCCACATCGAGATCACACCACAAGCGGCAGACTCCCCAATCTTCGTCAAAGCCGCATTCCTAAAGGCATTCGGGGAAATCCACCCCTACTAGGCAAGTGTTGGCTAAGGTCGGAATACCGACGAAAGGCCATTC